TTTCTTTTTACTTCAGAACCATCAGGAGTTTGATTTATTATTGTTTGTGTTTGAGTTGACTTTCTGGTTGGATCATATTGTAGTCCTAAGAACTCAAAAGACATCCTTGGGAGTGTAATAGAAACAGGTTTGTTTAAATCTGCCTCTTGCTGCATTCTCGCCAAAAACTTTTGTGTTGGACCATATGCCAGTGGAACTTTAATTATGGAATTTGACTTTTTAATCTCAATTCCATTAAATAAGGATCCAAATCCAATAATTACAGATCTGAAAACTTCGTTGTAAAAATACTCAAACATTATCTTATACCAATACAGTACTATTTAACGATTTTATTTTAGGGCATTCCAAATGGATTCTTTTCTGTAAAGTCTATGATACTATCAGACTCTGACTGTATTACATCATTTTCAGCAAATCCAGACACTTCATCATCAGTATTAACACTGAAGATAGCAAATTTAGCACCAGAGTTTTGCCCTATAATCTGTTCTCCATTATGGAAGTTAGATGATATGCCAGATATTTCCAACTTATTAGTTGTAGCATTCCACTCTTTAACTCTTGCTGTTGCACCAGATGTTTGACCCTCAATGATCTCATTAAAGACATATGATCCAGTTCCAATACCTGAGCCAGCACTTGTAGGTGCATCAAATGTTATGGTTGGAATTGCTGTATATCCTGAACCTGCATTAGTAATATAAGCAGCAGTTACTATACCAGAAGCATTGATTATACCAATACCTCTAGCACTTGTTCCAACACCAACATTTCCAGTGACTGTGAATGATGGACTGGTTGTGTATCCTGAACCACCACTTACTATTGATACTACACCAATAGATCCAATGGTAGTGATACCAGCTGTGGCAGCAGCACCTACTCCTGTCCCTTCAGGATCCTGAATTGTAATCATAGGTGCTTCAGTATATCCTGAACCTGCATTTGATAAATTAATTGCAACAATCTTTCCATCAGTCAATCCTGTATCACAGTCAATAAATGTGTTAGATATAGATGCAATACCAACAGCAGATATTCCTCCATCAGGTGCTGATGATATACCAATTAAAGGTTGTGGAGAGGTCTTGTATCCTGTTCCTACATTTCTTATTGTGATTCTATCTACTGCTCCACTGGCAACATATGTTGCAGTAGCAGTTGCAGTGACTGCTGCTCCTATCAGAGTCAGTGTTTGAATATATCCTAGTTGTTCTACTTCATCATCTATTGTCTCAACACCAGTATCAATGACCTCATCCTCATATCTGAATAGTTCACATCTCAACTGATAAACATATGTTTTTTTGAGTTGATAAAATGGTTGTTCATGCTCAACATATTTAATTTCAAATAATCTATCACCTAATGGGAAATAAATTAAATCACCTTCTTTAGGTCTAGTTGATAATTCAATATTTGGAACATCTTTAATTAAAGGTGTAATATAATTTTCATATCTTTCTCTTGAAATGATTAAAGTTAAATCATCTACATTCTGTATTCCAAACTTTGATAGTAAAGTTCCTTGACCACCATATCCTTCATAACTGTCAATATATGCTTCAATAGGATAAGCACTATCAAATTTAGATTCTACAACTTCTCTGATTACAGTATTCTTAGCAATGTATCTTCTAGGAATATAATATACATCAACACCATAAATTTTTAATTGTTCATTGATAAGATCTTGAACTAAACTTTGTTCACCAGGAGATCCTTGTAAGAAGTAGGGGTTAAGTGCCATATCATTATCCTATGAAATCTAAAGGTGGCATCTCATAGGTGCTCAACATTTGTCCTCTTATTTCATCTATTTCTCTTTGTCCATCATCATATATTTGTC